TGAACAACGCGAAAAGAGAGATTGACGCGGAAGGACGGACTAAGCAATTACAAGGTATTGAAATGTATAGCAATCTAAAGATTATGATGGAACAAGGACTTATCAAATTCTCATCAAAGAACGATGAACTCATAAGGGGTTTAACTTCAATCCAATATGTCGTCGAGAAAGACACTAAAAACATTAAAATTCATGGTAAATACGACCATATAGTAGAAGCATTAAAAAGAGCGACATGGTTAGTAAAATGCAAAGGATTAAATATAATGGCTTTTTGTTAGATTCAATTTGCTTCGGATTTGGGAGAGAAGATGATTTATTAAGAAATGAGAAGATTTTTAGGAGCTTTATGAATTTCAAACTAAATCTATTCATAATACAAACAATTATAAATATAAGGGTATTACTTTTTTAATGGCACATACAGGAATATACGCGACATCAGCGGAATGTATCTTCAAGATGGGGAATGGTTATGATTCTACGAATGTTGATGAAGATAGAATAAATGAGTTATGTTTACAATGTCAGAGTTTTATTAACGACTTATGCCGACAAGTATTCGCGGCAGACGCAACAGCTTTCACAGCCCTAGACGCAGGGAAGAAATATTTATTATCAGAAACAGTCTCTTGTTATGCTGGATTCTATGGGGCGATGTATGACGCTTCGGGTTATGGTTCACAGCGAGAACAAGAAAACATTATGAATACTAACTGGGCGAGGTTCGTTCATTGTATAGGCTTACTTAAATCACAGGACACAGTAACTTTTATTAAATAATGGCAGACCAGTTAATTACAGGCACGACATTAGTCGAGAAAGAAAGTCGAAGTATTGGGGATATTCCAGTCGGGGGAATTATTGAATGGGATGATACTTTTGGAAACTTACCAGATGGATTTGTAGAATGCGATGGGTCGACGATCAACGACCCTCAAAGCTCATGGAACGGGACAGCCGTTCAAGATTTGAATACGAATTATAAATCAATCTCAGCATTTGAATTCAAAGCATCGAACCCAGACATCTCAGATATACTTTATCAACAGGCAAGACTTTTCCCATCAGGGAATGATATTGTCGTTTTTTCACCAGTAGAATTACCCAACGGGATAACAATAACCGAAGTAATAGTTTATGGAGCTATTTCGGGTGAGACGTGGACATTCAACAGGGCAGACTTCGATAATAATATTACATCGCAAGCGACAGCAGTTATTGGGACAGAAGACACAAGCATCACAAACCCAATAGTAGATAATGAGAATTATCAATATTTTCTCACAACAACAAGCCTAGACAACGGAGATATAATTAACGGAGCAAGGATTACATACGAACCAAGATTTAAATTCATTATGAGGACTAGGTAATGGCACATGATTTTAAAAGATTCCCCGAACTAACGAACAACCAGATGAATCTCTATTACTTCGACAGCCCGCACCAACAGATTGCAGAGGATTTTTGGGCGAAAGTGGAGAAAGTCCACGACGGAGATACAATAAGGGTAAGTGTCCCTTTTAGAGACTTCAGTTTCCCAATACGATTCTCAAACATTATGGCAAAGGAATTAAGTGAGGGCGGTCATGCAGGGAGAGACTTTTTAGCAAACCTAATACTAGGAGCAGAAGTAGAGATTATTTTAGATAAGAAAAGAGTTGGGAAATATGGGCGACTTCTTGGACGAGTAATGCATAAAGGTTTTGATATTGGTGAGGAGATGATACAAAACAACTTCGCAGTCGGAGTGTGGAAAGAGCAAATGGGAATTAAAGACTTGAGGATTACACTAGACTTATAATGGGAGATTCAAAAGTAGATTCAATGACGGCAGGAAGCAGCGATAATGTAATTGATGACTTCTCGGTAGATACTGCGGACACAGACGGAACTACATCACAAAAAGAAACTGAATGGCAGAATGTAAAGTGGAGACAACAATACGGATATTTCACACAGATTGCAGAACTGAACGCAACAATCAACGCAAAATCAACATGGACTATCGGGAAGGGATTTAAGGCGGACGAAGTAACAGAAATGCTTTTAGATACAATCAAAGGAAATGGAATGGACACATTCAACACAATCCTAGAGAATATGATTAGAACATATTACATAGGGGGAGATTCATTCGCAGAGATTATTCGGGATGATGAAGGAAACCTAATTAATCTTAAATGTTTGAATCCGGGAAAAGTTAAGATAGTAACAGATAAGAAAGGAATGCTAATAAAATACAAGGTAGCAACTACAAAGACAGAAAAAGACGAAGAATTTAAACCCGAGGAGATATTTCATCTTGCACGGAATAGAATAGCAGACCAAGTGCACGGAGTATCAGTTATCGACAGCGTCGAGAATATTATTCTTGCTAGGAATGAAGCGATTGATGATTATAAAACTGTAATGCATAATAATGTATTCCCTAGATGGAAGTTCAAATTAAAGACAGATGACGCAGTAGAGATTGCAGCATATAAGGCGAAGATGGATTTAATAACTGCTACAAAGACACAGAATATTTATGAACCGTTTGATGTATCGGAGAGTGAATTAGTAACCGTAGCGCCAAATGCAACTCTAGACCCTAAGACATGGATTGACGCACAAGGAGACTTTTTCTACGAAGCGGTGGGCGTGCCGCAAATCATCTTGGGCGGGAGTGGCGAGTTTACCGAAGCGTCGGCTAAAATCGCTTACCTCGCTTTTCAACAGAATATAGAAGAAGAACAACTATTCATAGAGGAGCAATGTTTATCACAACTTAATATAGTAATTGAATTAGAGTTCCCTGTAAGTTTGGAGAATGAATTATTATCAGACAATAAGAAAGACGGAGACATGACAGAATCTAAACCATCAGAAACTACTGCGGGGTCGGGTCAATGATGGAGGATTATGTAGCCTTACTATCAAACTTCGGTTTTCCGATTGTTATGGTTTTATGGTTTATGATAAGAACTGAGAAAGTAATTAAGAACAATACTGAAATAATGAAGGAGGTTATTAAAAAATTATAATGGGACATACAGATTTATCAACAGCAGCGGGGAGGGCAAGGGCAAAGAAAGAGTTTGATGAAGTTAAGAGAACTCGGAAGGAAACCAAGCAGACAGAGAGTGAAGCAACAATCAAGAAAAGGATTGATAAGAAAAGTGTTGAGAGAAATAAAAGAATCAACAAGAAACGAAAGTCAGATATTAAATCGGGAAAAGTAAAAGATAGGGGAGAGATTGGGGAACCAATAGAACCTCAAGAGATTGGGGAACCAATAGAACCTCAAGAGAAGAAAGAAGGATTACAAGCACCAAACGAAGAAGGAGTTATTGATTTAACACAACAAGGACAAAGGGAAGATGAAGAATTCACAACAGGCGATAAATTAAAGGCATTGGGAACAGGAGCAGTAATTGGCGGAGCGTTAGGATTTGGAGCAGTAGCAATAGGGGCAGGGGGAATAGGAGCAGCAGCGTCATTATTATTTGGAAGGACAACACAGGCAGCAGCAACAAAATTACTAACACACACACCAACACCGGGAGCGACAATAACTGTTAATGGAGTTAAATCATCAATATCCAATATAGCAAACACAGCAGTAAGAAACGGAAGATGGTCAAGTGTTGCAAACAACGCAAAAAACTTTTTACTGAAAAAAACATATTTACAAAAATTAGCAGCAACTACAAAAGACCCAAGACTACATTTAGCAATACTAGGGTCGGTTTTATACACCTCTTTATTTTGGGGGCAGAATGAAAAAGGAGACGCATTAACAACATTAGGAATAAACCAAAACACAGCATTAAAGAATGGGGACTGGGAATCAGTTGAGGAGATTGACGCGATGATACAAGAAACATTAAATATTACAGCAGGGAAACCAATAATTGGATTTTTAGAAAGTGAGTGGGCAAAATTTGAAGCGGCAGCAAAAACGAGTGAGGTAAATATGAAAGAAGCTCAAAAGATAAAGGAAGAACAATTAAGGATTGAAGAACAAGGGGAAAGTGATTTTGCGAAGGATAGAAGGGAATCAGATGAAGCAGCAAGGGAAAGAGATGTTGCAGCACAAGAAGAAGATACAGCAAGATATGATAAAATTAAAGCAGATAACGACGCAGAGAAATTGGCAGATGTAGAAATAATGCAGGAAGTTTGGAGACTAAGAGGGTTAGGTGGAGAAGATAATAAAGCAAAGGCAAATGAATTAGAAAAAACAGCATACACGAATTAGAAAGATTTATAAAGACCGTTACGCTATATTTATATGTCCGATGAAACAACCGATGAGAGTAACAAGGAAGGAGAAGAAACTAATACAGACGTTACGCCAGTTGAGAAAGTTACTGAGAATTATGAAGCACTTAAAGCAGCTAATGATAAAGTTGAAGCGGAACTATTACGAGGGGAAG